GGTAAACTATTGTTTATATGGCATGACACAAGTAAATAGTCCTTTACATGATATAAATAGTTATTTACAGTTCGGCTTATGGATATGCAAAAAGTAATCAATCTATTCGGTAGCAAGGCGAAAATCGCTCGTGCTATCGGCGTTACAAACCAAGCCTTGAACAATTGGAGTGACCCGTTATCGCCAACTGCATCAGATCGGGTTCTCGCTGCATGCGTGCGCGAAGGCATCGACCCAGCGCCATTGCTTGATACGCCTGATTCCGAGGCATTAAAACCATGATTGCTTTTAATCAACTTCATGCAGCAATGTTATCGCTGCATGAAAATCCCTCGACGGGAACGGTCAGAGGCTCGTCACAATGTCGTTAAATATCTCTCTGGGTGAAAAGTACCCGCATCTATCGCATGACGAAGAGCAGCGGTTGATCAAGTTCCGCGAAGCCTTCCGCGATGTTGTGTCTGAAGAGTGTGCGGAGCGCAGTTTGTTTGCTGCCGCTGGGCGTAAGATTAGAGCCATGGGCACTGCTTTGGCGGCTCGTTTAACGGGCAACAAGGTAAGCAATGTACGCAACAAATTGAGCCCGAATGAAACACAGCACGAAGCCCAGTTGATTGAGTTCGCAATCTTATTGATGCGCAATATGGACACCCTCCCGCTCGAAGAGCTTTGCGCCCTGGCTAAAGGCGTTTATGTGCGGGTGCCAGAAATTAAAGATCACGATGACATCCAAGCCGAGTTAATGAACTGCATGAAAGAGGCTGGCGATGTCGGATTGCTATTGAAAGAAATTCTAGCGCCTGAGTCGGACGGCGGGCGCGATCCCACACGGCGTGAATACAATCGCTTGGTGCGTGAAGTACGCGAAGTTGAAGCCAGCTATGAAATGCTGCTGGCCGCTGTTGAAGAGAAGGTGAAGTGATGCCTGCAACGCAAGCCGTCACTAGGTCAAAGGTTACGCACACGCTGCTGATTCAGGATGTGTCCATTGGTGACAACAAGGCCGCGCTGATGCCTTTTCCCGAAGAGGGGATGATGAAGGTGAAGGATGTGCTGATGTACATCCGGGTGAGCAAGGCGACTTGGCTTGATTGGGTGAAGCAAGGCATTGCCCCGCAGCCTCGAAAAATTGGATTCAATACATTTTGGGATGCACAGGCTGTGCGTCAATTCATTAAAGGTGAGGTGGTATCATGAAGCGATTGTTTGGCTGGGTTTCTTGTTTGTTTGGACATCATCACTGGGAGCATTCTGTGGCATCCAAGGCATGTGCGCGATGCTCGAGGGCTGTTGGCTTTGAGCCGGTATCAATCCCTAGTATGGCGACACGCAAGGTGGCTGTCCGCTAATGCAGGCAGCGATGTACAATGATCATAGACCCCCTACTCCGGCGGGTATTTGCTTGTCTGGCGATACGCTTCGTTGTTTTCAATGTGAGCGCCCCGGAGCCCTTGAAGGCTATTTGAAGGGCGCTCTTGTGGCGCTCTGTTCGCGCTGTGGTCATGGTTATACAGGAGAGCTTGCCGAGGTTAAAAAAGTCGGTATGCCTGTAAGATTATCGCTCCCTTTAGCGCTGCAAGAAGATCCTCGCCTGCGCCTTAAGGCATATCGAAAAACACATCGTTTGCGCTGGAAGGCCTTGGCAGCATTGCTGAATAACACAGCAAGTGACCTTAATTATACGGCCAACAGGCTGGGTGTGGCAATCTCACCATCGGCATCTACTGGCAAAAGGTATCTCACGCGGTTGGCCAAAGCTCTTGATGATTTGGAGTTTGGAGGCGCTGATGACAGTGCATGCCGCTAATCGTCGCGAATGGCATCTGGGTGACCTGGTGTTGCATGACCGTGATGCCAAAGAGCGCCGCATGGTTCGGTTGGTGATTGGATTTAAGGATGGGCTGGTGCGTACGCGCTATGCCTTCAGGCAGTTGCTACCGGCTGGTTGGTGTAATCGGGTGATGCTGGATAGGCCACGGACGTTGCTTAATCCGCGCCGTTTTCACATATCAGTCAATAGAAAACAAGCGTAAGCGATTGGGAGGGGTAATGATAATAACACAGGAAATGTTTGTGCAATTAAGTCCATACACGAGGGCCAAGCCTCAGATATTTGATATGGATATGGCGGGCCATAATTCCGGATATATCCATATCTGTAAGGTGGATGTATCAGCTGAGTTTGATATGCCCTCTGACTTGGATATTCGGGACGCTAAGATTAAAAAACTCAACAAACATATTGAGAAAGAGAAGGCTGCATCGGCGCTGAAGGTTGAGCGGTTGGAAATCGAAAAGCAGAAGCTATTGGCAATCACCGCATGAACATCAAGGCGGGTGACTGCATCGATTGCGGGCGATATTGGACTGTCTCAAGCGGTGGTCTGAATGATGATGAGCAATGTCCTGAATGCGAGCGTAAGTATTCATCTAAGCCATATGATCAATTCTTGGCCGATGAATTGGCGGTCGATGGTTCAGGGCTTGGTGACTGCTGATGGATTATGTATGTCTTGGTCTGGTTGTGTTTTTGGGGTTGATCGCTGTCCGGCTATTTTTTGGCTGGCCGGTGGCTGCTGTTGTTATCCATGCTGAATGCGGCGATCTCGGCACTGTAAGTAAATCCAACGGATTAAGCGCTGGGCATCGTCTGCGCACGGTGGTCGTTGCCTGCAAGCCGATGAGTAGCCTGTGATAAATGTGTGCAAGTCCGCTCAGGCGGTTGTTGATTCACGGGGCAAACTATTGGGGCCTGTTGTGGTCGATCCGGTTCGTGCGCAAGAAGTGTGCGATGAATGCAATGCGGATCTGCGTGCCAAATATCCCGAATTTACAAGTGATCACTATGAGTTGGTTGATTGTGTGGTTGAGGTGATGGAATGAAAGCACGTCCTGTTTTATTCAATGCCGAAATGGTTAGGGCTCTGCTTGATGGCTGTAAAACTCAGACGCGGCGGGCATTGCGCAAGCAGCCGTGTTCAGCAAGTTCTAATATTTCAACAGAAGATGGGATTAATTGGCGCACAAGCGGAACGTTTTATTTTGGTGAACCTTTCAAATGTCCATACGGCAAGATCGGCGACCTGCTTTGGGTGCGTGAAACCTTCGCTTTAGAAAACACCCATGAATATCACGGCACCCATGATCTTCCGACTGATAGCAGACCAATTCAAAAACATGATGATCCTGATGCTGGCGAGTATTGTCTTATTCCACATTACCGGGCAACCGAACCAGAGCCGCACATCGTTCCTTATGAGCTCCCTGAATCTGCACCGGAGTATGATGACCGCACAAGATGGACTGCATCTATCTTCATGCCGCGTTGGGCTTCACGGCTAACGCTGAAAATCACTGATGTTCGCGTTGAACGGGTGCAGGATATTACTGAAGATGGCGCTATCGCTGAAGGCTGTGGAATCTATTCTGAAGGCGAGTGGCTCAATCATCATGAGTGCGGAATCACACGCGCAAAACGCTTTGAAGACCTCTGGAATTCAATCGACAACAACTGGGATGATAATCCTTGGGTGTGGGTGATCGAGTTTGAAGTGATCCGTAAAAACATAGATGAGGTGATGGCGTAATGCGTATTATCGCAGAAAAAAGTAGTCCATTCAGTCATAATATAAGTCTGCACTGTTTCGATGACTATTAAGCCTGAGATGGCGCAAGAGCTGATGGATTCACTTTGGCAGTGTGGCATCAGACCAAGTGAGGGGTCTGGTTCGGCTGGTTCATTGGCTGCTACCCAGGGGCATCTGCTCGATATGCGTAAGCTGGTGAGTAAGTCGCTGAAGGTGGAACTATGAGGCGGCTGATTGTATTGACGTTGCTTCTCTCGGCCTGTTCTCCGTATGACAATACTGACAACCCCCAGTCTGGCGAACGTTCTGGTCTGCATCTGTTCACTGATCATCTGACTGGATGCCAGTATCTAAGTAGGCCGGGCGCGTTCTCATTTCCAATAGGCGAGGCGCTGCCCAATGATGAACCCCGTCCCCCATACAGGAAGATCGCGCGTGTCAGTTGTTCAGTCGGCTGTGAACAATGGTTCGGTCGAGGTTCATCAATGATCTGGCTTATCCAAGAAAAAGGTACTTCTGGCGATATGCGTACTACGGGTCCAAAGGAGCGCGAAACAGCGCTAGAGAATGTGGTTGAAACATACTGAACTATGAGATGCTTTGGAGGGGTTGGGCTGTGATTGAGCTGAGTATGAAAATGGATATCAAGAAAGTGAGCCGAGCTCTCGGTGGGTTGCGTGATGGTCTGAAAAACAAAGCTACGAATATGGCTCTGAACAAAACGGCGGCCAAAGGTAAGACCGAAATGGGTCGCGCGATTCGTGCTGAATTCAATCTCAAGGCAGCCGATATCCGCCCTCGCCTTCGGGTTCTTCGTGCATCAAAGAAAGGTGCCGATCTTGTGGCTGTACTGGACGCACTGGGTGGCTCTCGTCGTGGTCGGTCCATGAATCTGATTCGTTTCCTAGAATCCAAGGTGACTCTGGCTGAAGGTCGCCGCCGCAAGAAATCAGGCACCCAGAACCAGCTTCGTTTCAAGATCAAAAAGCGCGGACCCGCAAAAACCATCAAGGGTGCATTCATTGGCAATAAAGGCCGCACCATTTTTAAACGATCAGGCAAAGCCCGCACACCGATCGAAGCCGTTGGCACCATTGATGTGCCGAACATGTTCAACACGAAGCGCATCAATAAACGTGTAGTAGCACGCATCCAGAAAGAGTTCCCCATCGAATTTGAACGTGCCGCCCGGCATGTGCTTCGGAGGTTCAACGCATGAGCATGGCCGTCAATTTAAGTGATGTTGAAATCCAACTGGCTGCGGCCGGTCTGGATCTGTCCGGTTTTGCCATTGGTACATCCAAGCCAGTCCGCTGCCGTGTTGATGGTGAGCGTGGCCGAAAAGGCTGGTACTGGCTGCATGAGCTGCCCTTCGATTCTGGCGATATTGTTATTGTCGGCTCATATGGTGTTTGGCATGGTGCTGATAATGGTGCGCAGAAAATCGAAGTACCCAAATCATCGAATGCCAGCAAAGCTGATAATGCCGAAATTCGCAAACGCATCGCGGCCAACAAGAAAAAGCTTGCTGCTGAACTCAAACGATCTCAGGCCAAGGCAGCAGAAAAGGCCGTGCAATATTGGCGCTCCATGCAGCTTGAAGGTTCATCCGGATACTTGACCCGCAAACAGGTGCAGGCGCACGGCATTCGTTTCAAAGATGGTGCGCTGGCTGTGCCCATGCAAGATGTGAACGGCAAGATTCACGGCCTGCAATTCATTCTCGATCGCGATAATGAGCTGCACAAAAAGCGCATTCAGAAAATGGATGGTGACAAGCGCTTCTGGCCAACTGGCTTAGCCATGCAAGGTCATTTCCATCTGATCGGGGCCATTGATCCAACCGGCGTGAACATGCTCACCGAGGGTTATGCGACTGGCGCAAGCATGTTTGAAGCCAGCGGCCTGCCTGTCGCGGTGGTATTTTCGGCCAACAATATTCTGCCCGTGCTGCTCAATCTTGAAAAACAATACCCACGTGCGCGCTGGCTGATCGGTGCCGATGATGATTATCTATGCCGGTGCCAGCACTGCAAAAAGCAAACGCTGGTAGCTGAACCATCATGTTCGCATTGCGACAAAGCGCCCGGCAAACACAACACCGGCGTGACCGTGGCCATGAAAGCCGCCATGACTATCGACAATGCCGAATGGATCAAACCTGAATTCACCGCCCGCCAAGTTGATGGCAAATGGCGCAAGCTCACCGATTTCAACGATTTGCATTGTGACGAGACGCTGGGCGTGGTGGCAGCGCAGCTGCGTGCCGCCATCGCTGATAAATTCCCCAAAGCTGGAAAATCTTCGCCTCCAGCGCGGGGCGCGCAACAAGGGGGGGCGGGGAAAGACAAGCTGCGGATTATTAGTGTTGATGAATCTGTTGATCGATTCCCTCTTATTTTTGGCGTTAAAGATGCCATGTTTGATCGCGCTCTGTTCAAGATCGTGCCAAAATCATGTGTGCTGGATATCACTTCTGGCCGTGCTTGGGATGAAATGAAACGGCATCCTGATTTTAAAATTGTCGATATCGATGCGGTGGGATTTGACCCGACTGAATCCGATCCGAATATTGAGTGCAATATGTGGGGTGGCTGGCCAACCACCCCCGATAACAAAGGCTCATGCGACAAGCTTTTGGAGCTGCTGGCCTATATGTGCAGCGAAGAAAAGAACAGTCGCGATGTTTATAAGTGGCTGATCAGATGGCTGGCTTATCCGATTCAACATCCGGGTGCCAAAATGAAAACCGCTGTTGTGGTGCATGGTGGTCAGGGCGTGGGTAAAAACATGTTTTTCGAGGCCGTCATGGGTATCTATGGTGAATATGGCCGCGTGGTTGGCCAGTCTGAACTGGAAGAGAAATTCAACGAATGGGCTAGCCGAAAATTGTTCCTGATCGCTAATGAAGTCATGGCGCGGGCTGAGCTTTTTCATCAAAAGAACAAGATCAAAGCGCTGATCACTGATGACTGGATTCACATCAATCCGAAAAACGTGGCCTCACACGATGAACGCAACCATCTCAATCTTGTGTTTCTGTCCAATGAGGCACAGCCGGTGGTGCTTGATCCGGATGATCGCCGATTCATGGCCATCTGGACACCTAAAAAGCGCGACCCAGAGTTTTACAAAGCCGTGCTTGCTGAAATCAACAACGGTGGCATCGAGGCGCTGCATGATCATCTGCTCAATGTTGATCTCGGTGACTTCAATCCCGGCACACCGCCCATCGAAACGCGAGCCCGCACGGCTCTGATTGAGATATCCAAGGAGTCACCTGATCGATTCATCGAGGCTTGGTTGCGTGATGAGCTTGATGTCGGCCTCACAGCCTGCGCCCTGGCTGATTTATATCGATTCTATGAGCGCTGGATACGGACTGAAGGTGAACGCTTCGCTTATGCCAAAAACAAGTTCTCAGCCCGCATCAATATGCGCGACGATCTCATTGTTGCTAAAAAGCCAGTGCTGCAGGCCACGGGCAAAGCCAAGGTGGTCTGTGTTGTGTTGCCCGAAGATGATCAAAAGCCCGATGAAGCGCGCTGGCAGGAATGGCTGGTTAAAAAAGTGAACGGTTTTCGCACTGCTGTTGAATCATGATGATACCTTTATTTGCTCCATTTGCTTCACCGTTTGCTCCACATCAATGTGCGCAAACCCTTGCTGCACAAGGCGATTGCTTCATTTGCTCCATTTGCTTCACTCCCGCGCTACATGTGAGCGCATTATATACAGACGCAATATATACAAGCCTCGCATCATATAGAAACAACAGGCAAATGAAGCAAATGAAGCAAAAGCCTTTCATAGCAAGTCTTTCAGACATTAGTGGTGAAGCAAATGGTGAAGCAAATGAAGCAAATGGATTTTTATGGAGGTTCTTATGTCTGATGGTATCGATTTGAACATGGTGGAATGCAAGGCATGCGGCGAATCGTACTGGGTGAACCTTGATATCACTGGTGTAATCGCTGGTGGCCCATGCTGCAAAGATATCCCTGTGCTGGATATCGAGCGATTCCCGACCGAGCGGGCAGCGGTTCGAGCTTATCCGGCCTGGGCTGCTGCGGATTTGGCTGCGATGCTCAAGGCAAAAGCAGCAGCGGAAGCCAATGAATTGAGGTATGCGGCATGAGTTCCATTCAGATTGATTATGACGCTGGGCGGGTGATTGCTCTCATGATTTCACAAAACAATGCTAGCGGAAGGCTGCGGGAGGCAAGTATCGGTGTCTCTTGGTCTCCTCTTATTGAGCCTGGCAGACATTGGACGGAAAAAAGGTGTCGCGCAGTGTTGTCCATGCTCGTTTCATGTGGATTTGTGGAGATTAAAAAAGAGGTTTTCGGAGACGAGGCAATGTTGACAGATAAAGGCTGTAAGTATTTCAACATTTACCGGGAGCAGGCATGAGCAATGCAATCGGTTTTCACAAAAACTATCGCCGTGGTTCATGGTCGTTTGATCATCCCCTCGCAGTCGATCAAATGATTGCGATGTATCTTGATGACTCAACTATTCAGCAGGCCATTGATGTCACTGGCTGCCCGCGCACCACAGCCCAAGGCTTAAAAGCCCGCGTCACCAAACATCAAAATGAACAACGCGCCCTGCAAGCCGCCCATCAACCGCGCCTGCATAATGCTGTGGCGTTGTGGGTGCCGGCATGAATAATCAAGCCCAAAAGCATTCAGAAGGTGAATTGCGAAGCAAGAGAGGCTCCCCTGGGGGACCACAGAGTACACAGAGGGACACAGAGGGAAGGCAAGAGCAGCTCAGGGTTTTTTGGGTAGATATGTGGCTTGCACCGTATGGTTTTTTAAACAGCGATGAGTCACGCACCCACCGAATTGAAAGTGCTATGATTTTCAAAAGTAGAAGTCAGGCAGAGCGGCGAATTGAGAGATTGATAAAACTAAGGCCAACGGAATGCATGGATGATTTCGTGATTGTGCCATCATGATTGCTTTTGACTTTACTCTGCGAAACTCTGCGTCCTCTGCGGTGCAATCTTTTGACTGTGGTGTGTCTTTATGACCCGGGTGCAGATCCTACCCACCGTGATGATCGTCATCAGCCTGGCTAGTGCGGTGGTGTATATGCCATCGGGTGATTGGCGCTCGGTGATGTATTGGGTCAGTGCTGCTTTTTTGACGTTTTCGGTGACGTTCTGATGGGTGAGCACATCAGCAAAGAAACCCCCACTGCATTTGCCAAGCGCATTGGCATGTCCAAATCATACATCACCAAGCTCAAGGCTGATGATCGGCTGGTGACTGAGCCCAAAGGCAAGCGTTGGCTGGTGCTGGTTGAGGCATCGCTGGCCAAAATTGCAGCCAGCAAAGATGCCAACCGTGATGATGTGGTCACCCGTCATGCGGAAAATCGCGAAACCGAAAAGGAAGATGTGCCAGTCTCCCCGGCCGAAGATAAAGCGCAGCTCTCATATCAGCAGTCCCGCGCCAAAAATGAACATTTCAAGGCTTTGGCTCAGCAAGCCGATTATGAAAAACAAATCGGCGATCTGGTGGAAATGGATCAGGTCAAGCTTGGTGGCATGGATATCGGCACACAGGTGCGCACAGCGCTTGAGAACCTGCCCGATCAACTCACTCCCCTACTCGCTCCTGAATCCGATCCTGATCGCGTCTATGCGATCTTGGTGGAAGCTTTTGAACAGGTGCTAACCGACATGGCCGACAGCCTTAAAAAAGCAGTGGAGGTGCGGCCATGAGCGTACGCCTGTTGCCTATTCAATTTCGAACTGCCGATTACAGGCCGGTGCATATGCCTTCTGTCCAATGCCCTCGTGTGCATGTGATTGGGCAAGATGGACTCACCACGCAATGGATGTGCGTCAATCGCTGCACAAGCTGTGCCTTTGCCGGTGATATCAAGATCAAGATGAAAGAGCGCACTGGTGTTGTTGCCTGTGCTGGAGGGGTTAAGTGATGGCTGACAATCTCATGCCCGATGGGCGCTCGGTGCTGATCCATGCGGTATCCAACGCCCTGCGTCCGCGCCAGCGGCTGACGGTTTCGCAGTGGTCGGATAACAAACGCATTCTATCCAGCAAATCATCAAGTGAGCCGGGGCGCTGGCGCACATCGCGCACGCCCTATCTCAAGGAGCCGATGGATTGTTTGTCGGCGCACTCTGATGTGCGGGAAGTGAATGTTGTCAAAGCAGCCCAGCTTGGATTCACTACAGCGCTCGGTGTGAATTGGGTTGGCTATACGATCGATCACGATCCGGCTTCGATGCTGATCGCTGTGCCTACCGACAAGCTGATGGAAGAGTGGGTTGAGCAAGATCTGGATCCAATGCTGACCGACACACCTTGTGTGGCCGAAAAAATGTCAATCAAGAGCCGTGATGCAGCCAACCGTAAGGATTTGAAAGGCTTTCCATCCGGCTTGCTCATGTTGATGGGCGCAAACTCCGCCAACAACTTCCGTCAGAAAAAAGCCAAAAAACAGTATCGCGACGATATCGACGGCTGGCCACATGCTGTCGGGCAAGATGGTGATCCGGTTGATCTGCTGGATAATCGTTCCAAAACATTCCCGCGCCGCAAGATTGTCAATGTATCCACGCCCACGGTAAAGGGTGCCAGCCGGATTGATGATAAGTATGAGCAATCAGATCAGCGGCGTTATTATGTGCCCTGCCCGCATTGCCATGAAGAGCAGGTGCTGCGCTGGAAGAATCTGCAATACAGCCTGATTGATGGCGTGGTCAAAGATGCCTGGTATGTGTGCCAGCACTGCGGATGTGAGATTGAAGAGCATTATAAGCCAGCCATGCTTAAGGCTGGTCGCTGGATCGCTGAAAATCCGAATGCGCCCAAGGGTGTGCGTGGCTATCAGATCAGCGGCTTGTACTCACCCATTGGGCTTGGCAACGCATGGCTGGTAATGGCTCAAAACTGGGTCAACGCGCAAGGCAATCCGCTCAAGCTCAAGGTGTTTTTCAACACTGAACTGGGCAAGTCGTATGAAGACAATCGCCACAGCCTAAAACCATCCGTATTGATGGAGCGCCGTGAAGATTATGCATTGAAAACCATTCCCCCGGGCGTGTTGGCATTGACTGTCGGGCTCGACACTCAAAACGATCGCCTGCCATTGCAGCTGCTTGGTCATGGTCGCGGTGGTCGTGTCTGGGTGTTGGATTATGTCGAGCTGCCGGGTGATCCGAATAATGTGATTCCTGATTTTGTCGACAAAAAAGGCGTGCTGTTTGATTATCTGAATCAGACATTCTTGAATGCTTGGGGCAAAGCGATGCGCATACAGGCAGTCGGCTGGGATACCGGCGGCCATCGTACCGATGCCATCTATACAGCCTGCCGATCCAAGGTGGTGTCGCGCTTGCTGGCCATGAAAAGCTGGAGCATTGGCGGCAAGCCGGTGTTAGCTCCGCGACCCAGCCATCAAGATGTGAAGTGGAATGGCAAAACCAACAAGCGTGGTGTCGCGCTATGGATGGTCGGATCTGATACAGCCAAGGATCTGATTATTGCGCATTTGGTGGGTGATGAAGAGAAATCATCAGATGATCGCATGATCCATTTTAGTGCCGGCCTCGATGAAGATTATTTCAAGATGCTGTTGGCTGAAAAATTTGACCCTGAAAAGAATCGCTATGTGAAGAAATCAGGTGTGCGCAATGAATCGATCGATACCTTCGTTTATGGCCTTGCGGCTGCCCGCCATCCGTCCTTGAGACTGCACACCAAAACCAAGGCCGACTGGGATGCGCTTGAGAAAATGCTGCAACCGACTGATCTGGTGCAAGGCGATGATGGTGTGTATCGGGTGCCTGAAGTTGAGGCTGCTGCGGCGACTGATGAGTTCAAAGCTAGCGCCAGCAAGAAGCCACGCAGGACGAGGCGGCGGAATCGCAAGTCATGGGCAACGAAATGGTGATTTATGCGGGGGTGATCTATGTGGGTGATGATCTATGTGTGATGTGAATGAGGATTTTGTGTCTGAGCTTATCAATAAGCTCAAGGCTCATCTGCCTACCCTGTGTGGCGAAAAAGCTGATCTTCTTGAAAGTGATATTCGCAGTCATTGGGGCGGTGACCGGCCTTATGTCGGCAAAACAAAGTTTGATCGTGCCAATAGACTGGTTCGTGACAATGCAATTTATCGTGACCATCAGCGCGGTGAGCGCAGGGCTCTATTGTCCAGGCGCTATCGTTTGTCGCCGCGTCGCATCAGCCAGATTGTTAAGATTCAGGGCGGATTGAAAAAAAACGAATCTCTTGAGGAAAAGTGAAGTGCTTGCCTTAACGGCTTCCCTTTCCATGCACGACCATAGCGGCCATGGCGCACAAGATACCGGCTGTAGAGCCGCAACAAATCACAGCAGGCGATACTGCAACGTGGAAAAAGTCTCTTTCTGACTACCCGGCCAATCAAGGCTGGGTGCTTGCATATGCGCTAGTCAATGCGGCGGGTAAAATAGAATTTACGTCATCGGCTGACGGTGTCGATCATCTGATTGATGTTGCCCCGGGCGCTACAAAAGCCTATCCATCTGGCCGCTATAGCTGGCAGGCGCGTGTGTCCGATGGCGCACAGGAGTTCACCGTCGGTCGCGGCCAAATAGAAGTGCTTGCTGAATTTGACGAAGTCACTGGTGGCCTTGATGCCCGCAGTGTGGCGCGTGCTGCACTTGATAAGGTGAATGCCTGGCTGAAGGGTGATAGATCGGCTGAAGTCGCCGAATACAGCATTGCTGGCCGGGCAATGAAACTCCATCCATTGGCGGATCTTATGGTGTTTCGGGATAAGCTGCGGCTTGAGGTTCGATCCGAAGAAAATGCCGAACGTGTTTCAAAGGGCTTGCCTTCACGTAATAAAATCAGGGTTCGTTTCACATGAGTCGGGCCGTGGCAATACAACCCGATGTGATTGTTGGCGAGGTGAATCATGGCCGGGAATATGGCTCCGTTATTCTGAACGATTGGAATAGGGATCGACAAGCCAAGCAACAAAAGCAAGTGGTGCGCCGCTCGTTTGAAGCGGCCAAAGTCAATCGTTTAACATCCTCATTTTTGGCCACATCGGCCAGTATTGATCGTGAGCTTCGAGGCCAGTTGAATATGTTGCGCGGGCGCTCGCGCTCGTTATTTCGCAACAATGAATATGCTAAAAAGTTTGGTCGCATGGTGCGTTCCAATCTTGTCGGCCCTAATGGGTTTCTGCTGCAAGCGCAGTCTCTTGATGCTCCCGACAAACCTGATCGGCTGGCCAATAAGTCAATAGAGGCGGCGCATAAGCGCTGGTGCCGTAAAGGCGTGTGCGAAGTTTCCGGTCGTTATTCCAAAAACGATGCTGATCGTGCTTTGGCCACAGCCGTTGCGCGTGATGGCGAGGTGCTTATTCGCCTGGTGCGTGGTGCGGCATCTCAAAATGAGTTTAATTTTGCATTTCAGGTGTTGGATATTGATCGACTTGATACCATGATGAATCTTGATCCCATCGCAGGGCGTAATGCTGTGGTGATGGGTGTTGAGATGGATGCTTATCGTCGCCCTGTAGCTTATTGGATATTCAAATCGCATCCCAATGGTGGCCTTGGTGGCAACCGTGAGCGTGAGCGTGTTCCTGCTGCCGATATTATTCATGCCTTTGTGCCTGATGATGAATTGGAACAAGCGCGTGGATTGCCATGGATGCATGCCGCAATGCTGCGGCTGAATGATCTTGGTGCATACCGTGAAGCGGCCATTATTGCCTCGCGCATTGGTGCGCAGCAGATGGGTTTCTTTTCCGGCGGCGATGGCGGCCTTGATGGCATGTCAGACAATGGCGAAGCCAGTCATGATGTTGATGGGCTTGAAATGGAAGCCGAAGCTGGTGTGTTTCGTGGTCTGCCCGAAGGTACAACATTCACAGCATTCAACCCTGATTACCCGCATCAACAATTCGATATGTTTTTCAAATCATGCCTGCGCGGTATCGCATCGGGCATCGGTGTGGCTTATCACGGCTTTGCCAATGATTTGGAGGGCGTGAACTTCTCCAGCATTCGAGCCGGTGTGATGGAAGAGCGTGATGAATGGATGGTGCTGCAGAATTGGTTTATCGAGGCAATCCTCATTCCACTTTATGAAGCTTGGCTGGAAATGGCTCTGTTGTCTGGTGCTATTACCATGCCCAATGGCTCGGCTCTTCCGACTGCTAAAATGAGCAAATTCATGGCCCACAGCTGGCAAGGTCGCCGCTGGGCATGGGTGGATCCTCTCAAAGATTTGAAAGCTGCAAAAATGGCCATGGATGAAAATCTAACCAGCCCGCAGCGCATCGCTGCCAGCCAAGGTGTGGATATCGAAGATGTGCTGGATGAGATCAAGCGATTTAAAGAGATGCTTAAAGAAAAAGGCTTGGATGAGGGTGATCTTATTCCCAATCAAGGCAAGCCCGATGAGTGAAGTGCTTGCCTTATCGGCTTCCCTTTTTGCTTTGATGATTGCCGCAGTGATCAGACGTGCATGAGGTGATAGATGTTAGATAAACATATCAAGCCGGGCTCAAAGGTGTTCCGCCATCTCAAGATTGAGAAAAAGGCGATTGATGAAGAAGCGCGCACTGTCGCGTTGGCCTTCTCCAGTGAAGAGCCATATGAGCGTTATTGGGGCATTGAAGTTCTGGATCACGAAAGCAAATCAATTCGTTTGGGTCGCCTGTCAGATGGGGGCCCGTTACTCATGGATCACGATAGCCGTGATCATGTTGGTGTTATTGAATCGGTGGAGATCGGTGCGGACAAGGTTGGCCGTGCGGTTGTGCGCTTCGGGAGAAGTCAGCGAGCTGAAGAGATATTCAACGATGTGGTTGATGGTATTCGTAGCCATGTGTCTGTCGGTTACATCATCCATAAAGATGTCCGGGAAGAGTCAGATGGTGATGTTGATACATACCGTGTGACCGATTGGGAGCCGTTTGAAGTGTCGATGGTTTCTGTGCCTGCCGACACGTCTGTTGGTATTGGTCGGTCATCCGAATCGGCTGCTGATGCCAATTCAACAATTGATTTTATCGAAATCAAACCTGCAAAACAAAAAAAAGAAAAATCCAATAATAAAAAAATTGAAGTGAGAGGTGCTGAAATGTCTGACAAAAAAGACGATAACAAGATTGACGCTGCGGCGGTTGAACGCCAGCGCACTAGCGATTTGCTCGCAACCGGCGAGCAGTATAAAAAATATGGCGGCAATGAAATGGCTAGATCGTTCATTCGCGATGGCAAGTCTGTCGATGCAATGAAAGAAGCCTTGCTTGAAAAAGCAGCCACCCAGCCGACCCCGTCCGCTGAGATTGGGCTAGACAAGAAATCTGCCCGTCAATTTTCATTCCTGCGCGCCATGAACGCACTGGCTCATCCGAATGATAAACGAGCCTTGGATGCTGCTGCATTCGAATTTGAATGTTCTCGTGCTGTTGAAACGGTTCAGGGCCGTACGGCTCAGGGTATTCTTATTCCAAACGAAGTGCTTACCCGTGAACTAACGGTGGGTGCTGGCACTGCCAATAATCTGGTTGATACAGATCTTCGTGGTGGTGACTTCATCGACATGCTGCGCAATGCCATGGTGTTGTCTGGTTTGGGCGTTCGCACCTTAGCCGGCCTTGTTGGTGATATGGCTATTCCACGTCAGACAGGCGGTGCAACATCGTACTGGCTTGGTGAGTCAGGTGCGCCAACCGAATCTGATCAGACCCTTGATCAGATTGCCATGACACCACATACGGTCGGTGCTTTTACCGACATCAGCCGCAAAACACTGAAGCAGTCGAGCATCGATGTTGAAAACCTTGTCCAAGGTGATTTGGCTCAGGTTCTTGGTCTGGCTATTGAACAGGCGGCTATCAATGGCGCAGCCAGTGGTGATGATCCAACGGGCCTTCTGAACACCACGGGTATTGGCTCTGTTGCCGGTGGCGCCAACGGTGCTGCACCAACAGACAATCATATTATTGATTTGGAAAGTGCGGTTTCTGTTGCCAATGCGGCGATTGGTCAAATGGCTTACCTGGTTAATGCGACAACGCGTGGCAAGCTGAAGAAAACGCTGATTGATGCGGGTTCCGGTGAAAAGGTGTGGGATCGTAAATCACCTGATTCTCCGCTCAATGGCTATGTCGCCGCGATGACCAATGCAGTTCCATCCAATGGCAGCAAAGGTTCTGGTGTCAATCTGTCTTCGATCGTGTTTGGTAACTTCAACGATATGTTGATTGGCATGTGGGGCGCTCTTGATCTGACCGTTGATCCTTATTCAAAATCTACCTCTGGTGCTGTTCGCATTGTGGCTTTACAGGATGTTGATGTGGCAATTCGCCATGCTGAATCCTTTGCCTCCATGACCGACGCAATCACCACTTGAGGTGAATGATATGACTAAGAAATCATTAATCACCTGCATCATGGTGCTGTTTCATTGCGGCGCGTCTGGTCAATCTTTATCGCAAGGTAAAACCTACAAAGTGCCTGCTGAAGTCAGTGAAAAAGATGCACGCACTTTGATTAAGTTGAAGCGGGCTGAAGATGCCAGTGCTGATGCCCGTGCTGATGCTGCTGTATCGGCGGAAGCGTTTGCGGCTGCGGTTGATCAACTGGATGTGGATGATGAAGCGCACTGGACAGGCAGCGGATCGCCTGACGTTAATGCTCTGAAAGCCCTTGGGCTTGATGGGTTGTCGGCCAGGCAGCGTGATGCGCTGTGGTCTGAATATCAGCCGGTAAATGGCTGATGGCAACCGAAGATCGCGCCGTGTTTCTGTCTGATTTTGGTGTCACAGCCACAATCGGCGGCAATCCTGTGCGTGTGATCTTCGATAATGAGTATCTGGCGCAACTGGATGTGGAATCATCCAATCCAGTTGCGCTGGCTCAATCCCCGGATATGGCCGGCCTGCCCAATGGCACGGCTATCGATATCCCCGCTGGTGATTTCAGTGATGCCTTCACCGGCACAGTTATTGAACAAAAACCCGATGGCACAGGCTTCATCATGCTTGAGTTGGAGAAGGCCTGATGGCGCACGCACGCACACAGATTCGTGCTGCGGTGGTCGCTCTGGTTGCCGGTCTGGCTACAACGGCCGCGAATATTCATAGCAATCGCCTTTACAATTTTGAAGAGACCGATCTGCCGTGCCTGAACGTGATCGATATGGCCAGTGATGAGCTGGTGGAGCTATCCGAAATGAGCGGCAAAACCAATACACGCGTATTGAGTTTGCGTATTGAAGGCAGAGCCAAGGCAAACAGCAACTTGGATGATCAGTTGGATCAGATCGCATCCGAAGTTGAAGCGGTTTTAGACGGAGCCAAGCCCGCCGGGGCGAAGCTCTGCACGCTGGTGAGCACCAGCAAACAGAAATCTGAGGGCGATCAGCCGTATGGCAAGATCGATCTCGATTTTGATATTACCTACAACACCGTGCGCGGCGCGCCCGATGTGATTGTGTAGCGGAGGCAGAAATGGTTGATCAAGCGAGCGTTCAAAAAGGCTATTTCCGGCTATACCCGCCTACCGGCGGCGATGATTGTGTCGATGTTCGCGAAGATCAATCCGCTCAGATGCTGGCCAACGGTTGGACAAAAACAAAAAAACGGGCTGCGAAGTCCAAATCAGGAGATAAATCATGACTCAATTTCATGGATCAGACGGCGTTGTAAAGGTCGGTGCTAATGTCATAGCCGAAGTAAAAAGCGTGGACTGGAACGAAGCCGCAGAAACCTATCAAACCAATGAGCCCACGATTAATGATCCGGCCCCTGCCACTACACACAAGCCCGGTGCAACATCGTGGGATGGCTCGATCACCTGCCTTTGGGATGATACCGACACTACAGGCCAAGAGGCTATGAGCATCGGTGCGGAGGTTGCCATCAGCTTTTTGCCCGAAGGTTCAGCCACGGGTCAATCATTGTCATCAGGCAACATCATCATCATCAGCCTTGGCCGTTCATTGGCTGTGGATGGCATGGTTCAGCGCACATTTGGATTTAAGGGCAACGGTGTTCTGGCGCATGGCGTGGCGGCTTAATCAATGAGCCAATCGACAAGCGCAATTGAGCAAGCCCGCAAGCATTTCGCCGGCCATGCACCCAAGCCTTTTGATGTGCCCGAGTGGGGCATCAAGGTCTATCCGAAGCAAGAAAACAAGCAGGATCGTATCAAGCGCAATGCCTTCAATAAGGAAAAGGATTTTGACTCAGCTTCATCACTGGCTCATGCGATTATTTTATTGGCGCTCAAGGCCGATGGCTCTGCCCATTTCAAGCTTGGTGATCGTCTGGCTCTGATCACAGAAACAGATCCTGATGTGCTGGATCGTGTTGCCCTGGCTTGTCTTGGGGTATCGATCGAGGGCGCTGAAAAAAACTGAGGGAGGACGATGAGCTATTTGGTGTCTATGCACTGGCTGATCGATGGCATGGTGATATCGATACCGTGATGCAAATGTCATCGTCCCGATTCAATCATTGGATGGCGTATCTGAATATCATCAAGGAGTCGCGACGTGGCGAGTAGAGCCAGCATTATCATCAGAGCCCAAGATAAAACAGCCGCTGCGTTTGCTTCTGTCAATAAACGTTTGCATTCGGTCGATGCCAGTGTGACCAGAGGCTCCAAATCATTTGAGCGTTATGCTGTGGTTGCGGCTGCGGCGGGCGCTGCTTTTGCCATCCGTGAAGCGGCATCTTTTGAAAAGAAAATGCTGGAAATTTCCACCCTGCTTGATGATACCAGCGGCATGGATGTGATGACCGCATCGATTCGCCAGCTCTCTCTACAGTTCGGTGAGATGCCCGTTGATCAGGCGCGGGCAACGTATAATATTATTTCAGCCGGTGCGACCAGCACAGCGCAAGCCATGCAACTCTTGCAGGCATCGAATAAATTGGCGCTTGGCGGTGTCACCGATGTGGCGACAGCTGCCGATGGGCTGACCTCGATTTTGAATTCATACGGCGATGAGGCCGGATCAGCAACCGATGTCAGTGACATGTTATTTGTGACCATGCGCGCCGGTAAAACAACCATTGGCGAACTGTCCGGCAGCATCGGCAATGTCGCTGATCTGGCCAGTCAGGCTGGTGTCGGTCTCGATGAGCTGCTGGCTGCCACGGCCACGGTGACGCAGGGCGGCCAGAAAACATCTGTTGTATTGCAAGGCTTGCGGCAAGTGATCGCCACCACCCTCAAGCCATCATCCGAAGCTACCAAGCTGGCCGCTGAATTGGGGCTCGAATTCAACGCGCAGGCGCTGGCTGCCAAGGGTTTGGCCGGATTTTTAGAAGATGTGAAAGAAAAAACAGGTGGCAGCACTGAAAAAATGTCCAAGCTGTTCGGTTCAGTCGAAGCGCTGGTACCGATTATGGCTTTGGCCGGCACCCGCTCCGATGTGTTTGCCAAGATTTTGGCCGATATGGGCAAATCTGCCGGAGAAACAGAAAAAGCCGTCAAGAAAATGGAAACATCCGGTGATATTGCGCTGAAACGTCTGGGTGTGCTTGGCACAGATGCGGCGAATTCTATCGGCAATCAATTGCTGCCCGGCATGGTCAAGTTAGCTGATATGATGGTTGGCCCCGTATCGGGCGGCATCAGCGGCATAGATTCGTCTCTGTTTACACTCAAGGCTTCGGCCTTTGCAACGCTGAATGTGCTGGCCAAGGGTTTGTTCGCAGTGATTGCACCACTCAAGCTGATTGAAGATATGCAGAATAACACTGCCAATTTCTTTGGCAGCGATTCCCCTGACTTAACAAAATATGACGACATTCAACAAGCCTTGTTCGATTTTACCCAAGCCATGGATGAAGGCGGCGTGTCCACGCTTATGGCAAAAGATGCAGCCGAAGCCCATGCCAAAGCGGTGTATGATGAGGCTGCGGCTATATTGTCCAGAAACGATGCACTGATCAAAGGCGGCGGAAAAGGTGATCCCGACGCAACCGATCAGCCCAAGCCGGGCGGCGAAAGCCTCACGGTCAGTCAAGCAGTGCTTGATGCTCAGAAAATCATCGATATCCATTCTCTTAAATTCCAGCAGATCCAAGATCTCGGCGAAGCCGCTTTTGGTGATGATCAGGCCATGCTGCTGGCCAAGCAGGATGCAGATATCCTTGCTTTGGATGCCGAGCGCCAGCGTTTTATTGATGCCACCACATTGCAAATCGAAGATGAAACCGCCCGCGAAGAAGCCCTGTTGGGCATCAGCAATTATTATGATGAACTGGAAATTGAACGGGCTCAGCAGACTGCCGATCAGATCGGTGCAATTGAGCAGGCTAAGGCCGATGCCGCAATTGAGTTGGAAAAGAAAAAGAACGATTCAATCGCGAACTTGCGTGACAAAGTGACCGGTCAGGGCATTGCCCTGTTGCAAATGTTTGCAGGTAAAAACAAGGTGGTAGCGCTACTGCTCACCGCCATTCACACTGCCCAGGCTGTGCGTGATATTAGCATTCAGGCTGCATCGGCTTCGGCTCAGGTTGCAGCCCTGGGCTCGGTAGCTCAGGCGGCATTGGGCGCGCGCGTTGCGGCGGGGGATCTAACTGCGCTTGCTCAGATGCCTGTGCAGGCGGCAGCAACAGCTGCTCAACTCGCTGCAATTAACACCACCGCCGTAATCGGCACGGGTCTGGCCATTGCGGGCGGTGTGGCTCAAGGCGTGGCGACCCAAGCTGGTGGTGGCAGTGATGCGCGGCCAACCTTTAACGCCAATCCGGCCACCGGGCTGCCTGCTCAGAGTCAGCCATTCAGCAGCGCGCCAGCCCAACGCCCGCAAACCAACATCATCATCCAAGGCAATGTCATCGGTAGCCGTGAATTCGTCACAGATACTCTGCTGCCCATTTTACAAGATGAAATCGCCAACAACGATGTGCAAATCATTGAAGCTGGTTCACGGCAAGCATTGGAGTTGATGGCATGAAGCGCTCAGCGAGAATCACATGGGTCGCAAAGGTGGCCACACCGCAGAGATCACCATACAAAACAGTAGCGTTTTATGGGTTAGGTAGTCCGTGGGCTGATGTAGCCGCTGCCGGCGTAACTGCAGATATTTTGCTCGACTGGGGCTATACGAATCTTGATCCAAAGCGCAAAGGGTCGCGATCTGTCGTGTCTACGCCGACTGGCTTCACCGAAGTTGTATCGCACGGGGTTCGTAAAGGGCATAAGTTCACTGTCAGCTTTGTGAAAGAAGACAGGGTGTCCAACGCCGCCGACGATTATGTAGCCATGACAGCCCTACTAGATCACCTGGAAGCGGGCGAAGTGGTGTATTACCCTGATTGGGAGAGTCACCCTACCGAATTTGTCACCGCCGTCGCAGAAAATATAAAGCCACCACGCCGGATCGATGTACTTGATCTGTGGCGCTTTGAGTTCGATCTAATTTCTCTACCGCAAGCGCAAGCGCCGACTACAATTCCGGCGGTGGTCTAATGCGGCAACTCACGGGCAATAATCTCGTACAGGCAGAAGCGATCACTAAAAGCCCTATATGGGTGATGGAAATCGTCTGGCTTAATGGGGATTATAATGAGGGTGTAAACGATCTCTATTTTGCGTCAGCACCGCATTCATCCATTGGGGCTAACGCACCAGACACCAGTAAATGGTTTCCCTTTCTTGATCCACTGTCTTTATCTGCCGTATCGCAGTCGGTTGATCCGGTTTCTGGCATTTCAACGATTGGCTCCATGGGTTTCTCCCTGATTGATCGCAACGGTCTGGTCTCACAAGCTATTCGGGATGGAGATACAGCAGGCTATGGCCTGAACCGCCAACGCTGTGATCTGTATCTGACTTATCCCGGCGATGACTGGGCTGACCGGCAGTATATGCGCCGCATGCAGATTACGGCGGCGGACACTGATGGTGGTAGTATCAAAATATCATCCGCCGATATTCAGCGGGCATTGAAAAAGCAAATATTCGAGCCAGCCACGGATAAACTAAGCGCTGATGTGCTGGCCGCAGATAGTGCCATTGCCCTACAAGATGCTGTCTCCTTTAATGTTGTCACGCACCCCTCTGGTACGTTTGCTTATGTGAAAATAAACGATGAAATCATCAAATACACCAGCAAAACAGCCAACCAGATAAGCGGATGTGTGCGTGGGCAGCAAGGAACTATTGCTACGGCTCACGCGCAGGATGATGACGTTTCTGAAATCATTTATTTCAACGAGAATCCACTATCTATAGCGCTTCGTGTCATGAAAGGCTCAGATATACCCGACCACTGGCAGCTAAAGATGGACGCGACCAACCATATTGACCAAGCCGCTTGGAATTCCGAGGGCGCGCTACTTTGTGGTTATGATCCGACCGATGCCACCGCAGGTATGCAGTTCGAGTTTGTGATTAACAAGGATACAGACGGCAAAAAATGGATTGAGCAAGAGATCATGCGTGTGTTGGGCGCATTCATGCCTGTACGGGGTGATGGGCGGCTTGGTTTGCGGGGCTATTCGGATATTTCACAAGCGGAATCTGTGATTGGCGTTGATGCCACAAGTGGTGCGCAATCGCCGGTCATAGATACTGATGTAGCGGTCAAGTGGGGTCGCTTGAAAATATTATCCAGCGGCGACCTCACAACTACAGTGCGCATTGAATATGATGAGTTCCCGAAAGCTTCCGGTAAATTTATCCGCAAAACATATCTGACCGATGCCGGTTCCATCGCTAAACATGGCACAGGTAAAACCCGTAAGTTTTCATCGTCTGGGCTAATCCCCCAAGGCGTTTATGTGGCTCAAATTTACCAGCGATTTCAGCGCGTGCTGGCGCGGTTTTCGCGTCCGCCCATGCGTTTGGATTGTACTCTTTTGCCAAAAATGGCTGCCTTTGAGGTTGGTGACACTGTGCGTGTGCGGCTGCCGATTCGTGATACTTACACCGGTGAAGATTTGAATCGTGTATTTGAGATACTAAAAACATCGTTGATCCCCAAGACCGGCGAAGTGAAGGTCAGTCTGCTTGCGCAACCAGAACAAGCGGTTATCGCGGGCTTCAATCCCCCGTATTTCAGTGATGATGTGTATCAAGTCGGAGCATTACAAACATGGGATGGCTCGACCGATTTAACCTTGCCCGCTGGCGATTATTATTGGGATGGCAACCTCACTATTGCGGATGGCATCACGTTAACCATCGCCGGCACGGTGCGTCTGTTTAGTACCGGCACTATCACCGTCAACGGCATCATTGATGGGGCTGGTAACGGCGCATCATCGACTGCAACCAAATCATATGTGGGGGTTGGCGGCAAAGGCAAAAACGGCTATTTCGCTGGGCACACCGACGGTGGTTGGTTTGGTGGAGGGTCTTCATATACCGGCGCGACAGCCAATGGCTTGGCGGGCAGCCAACCGCTTCACACCGCACCGCCCGTGGTTGCAGTGATTGGAACGGCTCAAGACCCAGTCAGTGATCAAGTCACTGCGATTACCGGCTTGCCCGCTGCGCTTCTTGGCGGCAAAGGTGGTGGTGGGGCAACGCTTGGTTATGCAGCGCGCGGAGTTGGCGGCAACGGCGGCGCGGGGCTACTCATTGTGGGGCGCGGTATTTTCATCACCACAGGCTCAGTTGATTTATCCGGCGATGTCGGTGGTGCAGGAAATTATGTCTATGTCGGCCAAATACCGGGCACAGTATCGGACACATCAGGGCAGGGCGGAGCAGGCAGTGGCGGCACGTTCATGGCTCTTGCCGAGCGCGATGCCAACGGCCTTCCAAATCTTTCAGTTTTTACATCAAACATAAATACAGCAGGTGGCGACACCGGAGCCGGAAACGGCCAAAAGCTATCGCAGGTAATAGGTTAAAAGGAGAGATCATGGCTATTGTAGGTTTAAAAGTGCCAGCGCACACAGGGGATGAATTAGGCTCAACGGTGCTGGCCGATTTGAAAGAAGACATGCAGGCAATCGAAACATCGAACAACGACATCGAAGTGCGTCAGGGTATTGTCGATGCCTCGGCTGTAAGCGGTGCGGCTACGGCGGGAACGACGACTACATTAACCGACACAGGCATGGCTTTGGAGCCGAACCTTTTTGCCGGCGGCACAATCGTTGTGAAGCGGTCTGGTGCAAATGTTCGTGCAGATACTATCGTCAGTCATACAGCGACAGTCATTACGCTTGCTGCAGGTGTTGCCATGCTCGCTGGCGATTCTTATGTCTTGAAGCCATCTCCCGATGCCAATGAGCCCGCGAACGCTAACATACAAGAACACATTGTTTCTCAACATGCTCCATCCGATTCCACAGCTAACAGCCCTGATGCAGCACTGATCGATAGAGCCAACCACACAGGCACACAGTTACTCGCTACAATCTCTGATGCAGGGACAGCAGCAAGCAAGGACGTGCCAACTACAGGGGATGCTGCGGCTACAGAGGTGGTGCTTGGCAGTGATAGCAGGCTGTCGGCAGGCATGCCCGTAGCCACAGTGGTTCCTTCTGCGGCAGCCCTGTTTGATAGTGGCTTTTTAAAGTGCAATGGTGCGGCAATAAGCCGGACTACTTACGCCGCCCTGTTCACCTCTATCGGCACAGTATTTGGGATAGGTGATGGAACAACAACCTTTGCACTGCCCGACCTTCGCGGTGAGTTCATCCGAGGTGCAGATGATGGTCGTGGTATTGATTCGGGTCGCGTATTTGGTTCATCACAGCTTGATGCAATGCAGGGTCATGGCCATAACATTAGGAACTACGTTAGCGGTCTAGGCGGCGGTGGCTCCCCAATCCCCTATAACTGGGCTAGTGGCACCACGAACGCAAACATAGTCCGAGAGCCTGTATCCAACGGAGGCAACGGCACACCAAGAACAGCGCCAGAAACTCGACCAAGGAATATAGCAATGCACTACTGGATTAAGTTCTGATGGGGGAAGTAATGATTTATAACTATGACAACTCAGGGGAATACACTAGATCAAGTGAGCTTGAATATGACCCCGTTGAACATCAACCATTGGTTCCAGCCTTGGCTACAATGATTGAACCGCCAGAGCAAGTTGATGGTTTTGCGGCTGTATTTGCAGATGAACAGTGGTCGCTGGTTGCTGATACTCGAGGCATCTATTTTAGTACGAGTACAGGCGATGAGGTGAGGCATGATGAGCTGGGTGTATTGCCCGCTGAACTCACAGCACTTAAACCTAATAGCCCCCGCCATCGGTGGGACGGCAGTAAGTGGATTATCTCACCCAATGCTTTAATACGGACTGAGATAGCCGAGCTAGAGCAATCAATCGACACATCACGCATCAGGCGTGAAGTGTTTGAAGGCATGCGTAAGAAGCTTGAAGGCAGATCGCCTGCGGCAGGGGAGCTTTGGGCAATCGACAAAGTACAAGACGTTGATAATCAGATTGCTGTATTGAGGTCTGGCTTAACCTGATGGACTTATTACTACACGCGCTAACTGAACTGATCGCAGGCGGCTTGGCTATTGTCATTGCCGTACGCGCACAGGTTATGTATCGAATACTTGGCAGAGCAGAGTTACCAGCGCTGGTGTTCTTTGGTACGCTCGTAGGCATTAACGACATCACCCACGCCATTGGCTCATTGCTGCCCGAAGTGAAGCAGTTGGATTTCTTCATTCCCTCAACCTGGTTGGTAGGAAAGATAATGATGAGTCCATTACTTATCATGGCTGCTTTAGCAATCCAGTTCCCATCTAAATGGCTATGGCTGGCTGCCTCATTGGTTGGGGTTTCGTGCATATCTGTATTGCCTATGTCTATGTCCTACTATGTGCAGGGCTCTATGTTCCCTAGACCTTGGGAGTTTTTCCCACTTGCCATGGACGCACTGGCTATCTTGTATCTTCTTAAATACGGAGGCACGTCAGCACTGCTACTGACACGCTGCATATTGGTTACGTTGGCAGTGTCTTGTGTAACGCTATTCACTATGAGCATGGCAGATGAGACGGCTGATGGCAGCATATTCGTGCCGCTATTCTGGTCGGCACACCTCCTACAGATTGTGTCACTGATGCCCTTGTTTTGGTATCTAAGCAGGGCGTGGAGTGGACGCAATGGATAATCTGGCCGACTTCATACCGTTAATGATTGCTCTAGCGACAGGCAGTTTAGGAGCTGCCTTGGTACACCACTTCTCCACCCGTGGTAAGCTGAAAGCTGAGACAGGTAACATTGAAGCAAAGACCAATGAAATTAACCTAACTGGTACGCTACAATTGGTTGGTGCGTCTACCGAAATCATCCATGAACTACGTGATGAGCTAAATCGTATCAAGGACGAGAATATGCAGATGCGGCAGCGGTTAACAGAGATTGAGAAGCAAGAGTTTAATGTGGAGATGATGGCCGCGCAGCTAACAGAATTGTCTGAGCGCGTACTGGTTGTTGAGGAAGAGAACAGGGCTTTAAAGCTTGAGAACGACAGACTTAAAAGGCACATCGACTCGTTGGAAGGCGAAACATGAGCCTGCCTCCCGTAAAACTAAAGCACATACATGAAGCCAACCTCAAATTCGTGCGCATGCAGCAGGCCGCGATTGATAAGCGTATCACTGAGATGGAACAGCAACTTAATGAGCTGAAATGGGCAGAGGATGAAGACGATGAGTATAAGAAAACGTGTAGCGCTAAGTGTAGCGCATAAGCCCAGTGCAAAGGGTGCGGTGAATAAACGATACGGACGCAATGAATACGATGAATCGATGTTGATATGCATGGCCTTATCATCGGCACTGCATGTTGCAGGCGTTGATTCAGAGATTATAACCGGCGGTCTGACTTCAAAGGTCGCGGCCATCAATCAGGGCAGTTTTGATCTGGCAGTTGAGCCGCATTTCAATGCTGATGCCGATCACCTTGATCCTGATGATTTTGACGATACCCGTGGCCATGGCTGCATGGTGATGTATTGCCCTGGCAATAATGCTCGACAGAAGCAGGCAGCGATTATTTCTGCCGCACTTAGCGCCACAATCGGCAACAGAGATTTGGGCGCAAGAGAAGGGTGGTATTGGGGCGGCTCTGCACCTGGCACTATCGCTGATTATTTCTTGCGCAAAACCAACTGCCCGGCTTTCATTCCAGAACCCGGATATATCGATAACAACAAATTCACAAAAGAGTGGTTAATAGCCGAACGCCATACTGAAATCGCGCAAGCGCTATGCGCAGGCATTTTGGCGGTATTGGGCGTGGAGCATGGCAATGCTTGAATCAAGACATTAAGGAGAGTGATATGCAGGAAATGATTGTTTTTTGGTTGAATTATATCGGCGGGGTGAATTTACTGTATGTCGCGGCGGTCTCGATCTCTGGCACGCAGATATTCAAGATGGTCAGTAAATCACAGGGCTATGATAAGCCTGTTGTGTTTCGGTTGGTGTCGTATCTGTGTGGTGCCTTGGCCGGAATGGAGTTCATTGGCGGTACGCAAGGCCCGTTGCTTGGGCTTGCTGTTGCAGGTATCGCCTCTGGCGCATATTACGCAGCCACCGTGTGGTTGAAGAACTCTGACAAGGCCTGGCAACAGGCGCTAGCCAAGCACATGAGCGGGGTGGTCTGATATGAATATCCAAGGGGGTATTTTTATCGCTGTCACGTTGCTTGTTGTAAGTCTTGCCGGTGGCTTGCAATACTACCGCGCCCAGGCAGCAAAGGCCGAAGTGGAGATCACGCAACTGAAAGCCGATGTCGGCACCCTAACTGCGGCCAACAAAGGGCTTGAAGATGCGGCAATCCGAACAAAAAAAGAAGTCGAAGGCTACATCGCCGCCGTCAATAAAATGGGCGAAGTGAACACCGGGCTGAATGCAAAGCTGCAGATGGTTCGCAACAAAATGGCCAGCCACAAATTATTAAAAATGCGCAATGGCCGGCATTCAGAATTGCTGCTTAAAACCCTCAATAAATCGGTAGCCCGGCTGCACAAAGGGTGGATGCAATGAGGTATATGCTGATTCTAATGCCGATGGTGATGGCGCTGACTGCCTGCGCGCCCACGTTGCCAATCATCACAGCCACGCCCGATGTAGCCAAGCCAGTGATCCAATACACGGCACCGCAAAAGCAAATGCTTGCGCCGATACTTTGGGATTTTCCACGTTCATCACATCAAGTGATGATTAAAAACTCACGGACTTGCATCGACTTGGCCAAAGAGCAGGGCTTGGACAGAAATGCAGTCTATGATGTTGCAGACTTAAAGCCGCGCTGTGCCTTGCCTGCCATCGATGATGGCAGTAATGTGTATATAGGACTATCCGAGGCGAATTACAGAAACCTTGTGCATAATTACAATATTTTAATCACAAGGGAAAAGCGCTGGAAGCTGTTGTTGGATAATATTAATGCTGCAGCACGCAGGCTTGAGTGATGGGCACATTTAACCAGCTTTAAGATCATCCAGATAATCTGCCCAGGCCTGCATCATCTCGCGCCGTTCTTTTAAATATTTTGCCCGATCGTAGGCGGCAATAACTTTGCTTTGCTTGGCATGCGCCAACTGGCTTTCAATGTATTCCGGATTCCAGCCCTCTTCGGCCAATAATGTTCTGGCCATGGCTCTGAAGCCGTGCGCAACCTGTTTGCCTTTGGCGATGCCAATATAACGCAGTGCATGATTGAGGGTGTTTTCAGAGATCGGCTTCAGCGGCGATCTTATGCCCGGGAAGATCAAAGCACCGTGCCCGGTGATGGCTTGCAGTTCGCGCAGAAGATCAATGGCTTGAATCGATAGCGCAACAATATGATCGCCTTTGTTTTTAATCTTCATTTTATGGGCTGGAATACGCCACTCTGATTTCTTCCAGTTAATTTCAGTCCATTCAGCAAAGCGCAGATTGCCTGGTCGCACAAATAGCAGTGCGATCAGCTGCAATGCAATCCGCACCACTGGCGTGCCGGTGTAATCTCTCATGCCCCTCAGCATCTTGCCAATCTCAATTGGATCGAGCGTTGTGGGCATAGGCCTTGCTTCAGGTCGTCTAATCGCTCCGCGAAGGGCTGGTGTAGGGTCTGACTCTGATCTATTCGTTACAATCGCATAGCGCAGGATCTGACCCACGATGGATCTGCATCGATGTGCAGTCTCTTCGGCCCCTCTGTCGCAAATGTTTTGCAGCATGGCCAGAATATCCGATGCGCGGACGCTGTTCACCGGCATTGCACCCAGATGCGGATTAATATCGTTCTTCAGACGCATCTCAGTCAGCCGTGTCGTGCTTTCTGCCAGTTCAAGCTTACGAATGGTCATCCACTCCGCTGCGATGGCTTCAAAGCTATTGTTTTGCTGTATCTGACGTTCTTTGCTGGGATCTCTGCCGTCTCGCAGGCTTTTGCGTGCCTCATCTCTTTTGTCGCGGGCTTCAGAAAGCCCGATTTCGGGATATACACCCAGCGCGATGGTTTTGCGTTTATCTGCATGGCGATAGTCCATGCGCCAATATTTTCCGCTTTTATTAATAAGCAAGTGCATGCCCTTGCCATCAGTCAGCTTTATCTGTTTTTTGCCTTCAGGCAGCTTTGCCCGTCTGCACTTGAGATCACTCAACGCCATCGATCACACCACCTTGTGACGGTACAAATCGCATTCTTCTTTTTTATACCGCAATATATACCGCCAGCCACGCTGGATTACATCATACAACATAAGGCAAGGCAAACGTAAGAAAGGCTTAAATTCGTTGATAATTGGGGTCTTTAAGAGGTCTTTAAACAACATCAAATACATGGTTGGAGGCAGGGGCGAGAATCGAACTCGCGAATAAAGGATTTGCAGTCCTCCGCCGTACCACTGAGCCACCCTGCCATATAACCATGTAAGAAAAAAAAGGGGCCACTAGGACCCCTAAATCTGGAGCGGGTAACCGGGCTCGAACCGGTGACCTCGACCTTGGCAAGGTCGCGCTCTACCAACTGAGCTATACCCGCAAATCGGGGCGAATCATGCCGAGCAACTTTTTGCTGTCAAGCGCCATTCAAATAAATCATCAAGAGAGGTGCGAAATATGCAACTTCTGGCATCATATGCGGTATCCATACGAGAGCACCAAAAGGAGCTATCTTGAACAACGCCACGTCACGCAAGATTTATATCCTCGATACCAATGTCATCATCCATGATCCAAATGCGCTACAACGTTTTGACGAACACGATGTCGTACTACCGATCGTTGTGCTGGAAGAAATGGATCATGTCAAAAAAGGGCTGGATGAATTAGCACGCAATGTTCGCGAAGCATCGCGGCAGCTAGATGCGCTCAGCATGGAATGCGGCGATCTATCACAAGGTTGCCCTTTGCCCGGTGGTGGGCGCTTGTTTTTTGAAATGAACAACCGTGCGCTTGATTTGTTACCCGACTCCTTGATCAAAGGTAGTGCTGATAATCGCATCATCGCCGTAGCCATGTCAGCGCAACGTGATCATCCGGATCGCCATGTCATTCTGGTTTCTAAGGATATCAACCT